CCTCAACCTTACGCACATAGGGTTGCGCGTTGGTGATGATCACCTCGGCCGAGGCAGGCAGGTTCCGAAAATCGTTGATCACCCGGCCGCCGGCGATGACGATAAAGGATCCTGCAAAGCGTCCCGATTTACGCGGTGCGCGCTTCTGCAGCTCCTCAAGGGCGGCCTTGATGACCAGCGGCCAGTTCGTGAACTCGTAGACGATCGCGCCGGGCGCGCGGTAGGCCTCCTCCGGTGCGCCGGCTACGCCGTTCACGTATCTGTCGTACTCCGGCGAGGCCGCACCCTCGGCAATCACGCGATGCAGTTCCCGGCGCGCGAAGGCGGCAACCGCCCGGTTGATCGCGTCGGGCTCCATGCCGGCCGTCGACACGCGCAGATCGCGCTCGAAGAACTCGAAGCCGGTGGCCATCAGCCGGCCACCGTGAGATTGACCCGCACCACGGTTCCATCAACCGCGATCGGATCGGCAAACATGATCTGCCGTGCCTTCCCCTTGACGACGAGAAAGTCGTTGGCGCGCGGGATGCGCGGATCGACCGCGCCGGACGTGATGACGTGCCCAGCAGGCCAGCCAGCCGCCAGGATTTGCGTCATCGAGATCACGGCCTTGGAATAGGCCTGCGTCGCGGTGCCGACGATCTCATCACCACGCAACCCTCGCACCGAAGCGCGGACGGCCACGTCCTTTTCGACGAGCGGCTGGCCTTCCTTGCGGCGCAGGATGCAATCCTCGCCATGCTCGGCCAACTGCCGGTTCAGCATGTCGATGGCGGTGGCCGGCTTCACAGCGCGTAAATCCTGAGCGTCGACAAGAGCCGGTTGCACGTCCGCTCGACAATGGCAGTTACCTTGTCGCCGTCGAGATAGGTCTGCGTGCCGACGCCTTCGACGGTTTCCGAGCGGAGGCCGGGCGTTACCGCCCCGGTTCGAATGAGGTCTTGGACGGACAGTATGATCGCCTGCCGGGCGCGTTCAGGAACCGCTCCGGTCTTGCCGTCACCAGCGCCATTGTAGCCGGCGTCGTAGCGAATGCGCACGGCATCCGGCGCGCATTGAACGGCGGGAAACGAAAAGCCGCTGTGCAGCCAAACGCGATTATCGATCACCTTGTAATTCGCGGCGTCGATGGTCTGCTCTACGCCACTTGGATCGAGGTATTTTACGGTCACGGTGTCCGCGATGACCGGCGGACAAGGCAGCCCAAGATTCCGACCGCAGAACGCCGGCAACGTGAGTTCCAGCGTCTGTTTCCCAAGCGCCCGGCCGAGCCATCCATCCGGCCCGTCAATCCCTTCGGTCACGGCCTGGATCAGCGCGCGAATGGCGGGATCGTCGGCGGCGTGGCCGCCGGCAACGTCTGCCGGCGTCACGATTGGATCGGGAGGGACTACGACCCGGACAGCCATTGTTCAGGCCTTTTCCTCGGTCTTGGCTTCGTTCTTGTGCGCGACCGCCGCTCCAAGGCCGATCAGGCGATCAGCTTCGTCTGCGTCGAGCGCGATAACCGTGCCCGGCGTCAGCGAGCCATCCCGGCCGCTGTAGAATGCCTTAAGTCGCACGGTCGTCTGTTTGACCTGCTTGCCAGCTTCGTTCTTCTCACCGCTCATGGGTGTTCTCCATCACTGATTTGTCGAGGAAATACGCCGGGCCGTGTCACAAGCCCGGCGATCGCTGCCCGGATTACGAGGCCGCGTTGACGAACACCTTCACGGCGCCGCCGACATCGATCAGATTGCCACCGGAGCGCATCCAGGCGAGGAAGCCGACCTGGCCTTTCTTAGTGTAGGCGGAGTCCGTGAAACGGAACATCTCGATCGCCATCACGTCGCGGATTTTGTAGTAGCTGAAGTCGCCGTAGGCGATCGACTTCGCACTGGCCGCCATCTTGGCAACGCTCTGGTTGACACGGATCGGATCGCCAAGGAGACGATCCGGTGCGCCGCCCGGCACATTCGTCTCGTAGCCGGGAACGAAGATGGGACGCTCCTGGCTATCCTTGATCTTGCGAACGATACGAACCGTGTCGTCGTTCATCATGAACTGACACTTTCCGCCCTCGCGATAGGCAGGGTCGACGGAGTGCTGAAGGTCGACCAGCGAGTCGTAGGTGACATTCGTTACCTGCGACGTGCTGTTGGCGGCGGTCACACCAACCGCTGCCGCGGTGATGACACCCTTGGGCTGGCTCGTGCCGCTGCCAGTGGTGAAATGCTTGTTGGTGATACGCCCGAGACGCGTCACCAGACGGCCGCGCACGAATGCCTCAATGTCGACATTGCTGTCCTGAAGCAGTTCCCACGGGACCGTGACCACCTTCGACGAATACTTGTAGACCGGCAAGCCCAGCGTTCCGAAGTCGACGTCGAGATCGGTGGCCGCGGTATTCTCGGCAACGATCTCACCTTCCTCGGAGGTGCCGTCCGAAGTCGGGAACGACATCGGGTTGCCCATCGAGGTCTTGATGATGTCAGCCACGGCGCGCATGCCGCCATAGGCCTCAAGCGCCTCCAGAACCGAGGTCGCCACTTCCGTCGCAACGGTGTAGCCGCCCTCGCTCTGCGTCGTCGTCGACATGGTGTTGCGGACAGTTGCCCAATCGGCATCCGTCAGCGCCTTGTCGCCGCCGCGCAGCCATTTGGCATAGACTTCGGCGCCTTCGGACTTCTTGTCCTTGCCGGCTCGCTCGGCCGCTTCGATGACGCTGTTGTTCAGCGCTTCGTTGGCGACACGCTCGTTGACGGCCGTAATGCGCGCGATCTGCGCGTCGAGCGCGTCGATCTCGGCCATGCCGGCATCATAGACGGGCTGGTCCGCGTCAGCGTTCCAATCCTCTTTCTCGACCAGTTCCTTCAGCGCCTTGGCTTTGGCCGCGCGCTGCTCTCGCAATGCCTGGATAGACATTTCGTGTTCCTTTCAGATTGTGGAAATTTGGCCGCGACAGCGGCCGCTATCTGCTCGGCGCAGCGCGCTTAGGCAGCTCGTTCCAGCATGCGCGCGGCGTGCTGCCGGACGCGCTGGTCAATCGTGTTCGCCGGCTTGGCCGGTTCAGTCTCAACGGGAGGCTCGGGCAGCTTGGGCGCGGCCGCAAATGCGCTCATGTCCCATTTGGCCGTTGCACTCGGTTTGTCTTCGGCAACCGTATCGGCGATGCCGATCTCGACGGCTTCCGAAGCGGTAAACCACGTTTCCTTGGCCATCAGGTCACGGAACTGCGCGACATCGCCACCGCTCTTCTTGGCGTAGGATTCGGCAATGGTCCCATCGACCTTTTCGAGCAGGTCGACCACACCGACGAAATCATCCGCGTTTCCCCATGCAAGAGTCGACGCCTGATGGATCATCATGAAGGAGCCTGGCGCCATGATCACCTTGGGTGCAGCAACCGCAATGACCGACGCTGCGGAAGCCGCGTACCCATCGACGTGGACGGTGATCGCACCTTCGTGCTCGCGCATTGCCTGGCAGATCGCCACCGCGCCGAACACGTCGCCGCCGGGCGAATTGATCCTGATCGCCACGTCGCCTTTGATGCCAGACAGCGCGTCGATGAACGCCGACGGAGAGACGCCGCCGAACCACTCCGCTTCGAAGTCGTCGGCGACGATCATGTCGTAGATGTAGATCGTGTTGCCCTCGGCGCGGAATGACCCGCGCTTTTTGTTCGAGGCCAGCAAGGCGCGGAGCTTGTTCATGCCGCTGGTTCCTTCTGCGGTGCGGGCGACTTGCCCGGATTGATGCCCATGTCGTCGCCGTCCTTGGTGCGCTTCAGCCGAAGGTGGCCGCGGGCTTCGTTGACGCTCATGATCTTCGGCTCGCCGGCGCGGCCGACCGCAATGCGCAGGGCTTCGAACAGCGACTTCGTGTCGGCGCGCTCCAGGTCGGCGGTATCGAACTCGGCCACCCTTGCGGCAGTGCGAAAGAGCTTGCGGTTGATCTCGTTCTGGAACTTGTTGAGGTGCTGGCGCAGCGTGAAGCGGACGAACCCGATTGCCATGGCCTCGACGCCGGAGCCCCAGGAAGTCGTCTTCTCGTTGTGACCGATCATGAACGGAGGCACGCCGTAGATACGCGCGATTTCCTCGATCTGGAATTGACGCATGGCGACCAGTTCCATGTCCTTTATCGGCATGGTGATAGGCATGAACTTCAACCCGCCATGCAGCAGCATCGGCCGGTGTGAATTCTGCGTTCCCTGGTGCTTTTCTTCGATCTCCTTGCGAAGGTCATCGATCTGCGGCTTGGTGAGCGTGTTATCCGTGCCCAGCGCATAGTCGGGCCGGGCCGAGTTGGCGAAGAAATTGGCCGAGAAATCCTGCATCGCGATCGACGATGCGCCAGTCATGCGAAGCGCATGCCGTAGCGGTGATAGCCCGCGCAATCCATCGAAGCCAAAGCCGGGCACATGCAAGATGTCGTCCTGGTCGTAAACCCTGCGGACATCCTTATTGCCGCCGATCACCTCTGGCTCGACGGCGTAGACCAGCCTTGAGCCGTCCGGATAGGCCGCTACGGTAACCCGCTGCGGGTGAACCGGAGTCAGGCCTTTCGGCGTACCACTTCCCCGACGCTCGATCACCGCGAAGGCATCGCCATGCAGCAGCAGCGATTGGCAG